CAACGTGTAGACAAAGAGTTTCAGAAGTATTTGAGTACAGAAGACTTGATTGCATGTTCTTCTAGCTTCGTGAGGGGTGAATTGATGGGAATGAATCGTCAGAGTAACTTTACGGGCGATGCTATGAGTAAGTATGGGTGCAGCGAAGTTGATGTTGAAATTAACGAGACTATTAAGGAGTAAGAATTGAGTAATTTGCCGCTACAACAAACTTCGTTTGAGATTTGGGAGAAGAAATACCAACTGAAGGATGAACACCAGAATCCAGTAGATATTACAATTGACGATACTTATAATCGTGTAGCAAAAGCTTTGTCTAGTGGAGAGAAAAACAAAGAATATTGGGAGGGTAAGTTTAAGTGGGCACTTGAGAATGGTGCTACACCAGCAGGGCGTATTATGTCCAACGCAGGTGCTGGTCAGTATAAGCCTGCAACTAGTCTGATTAACTGCACAGTGTCTCAGATTGTTGGTGATGGAATGCAGGACATTCTTGATTCTGTAATGCAAGCAGGTATGACGCTAAAGGCTGGTTGTGGTATTGGTTATGAGTTTTCTACTCTTCGACCTCGTGGTGCCTTCGTTAGTGGTGCAGGTGCTTATACCTCTGGCCCTCTAACCTTTATGGATATCTTTGATTCCATGTGCTTTACAGTGAGTAGTGCTGGTGGTAGACGTGGTGCTCAGATGGGTACATTCGCTGTTTGGCACCCAGACGTAGCAGACTTTATTAAAGCAAAACGTGAAGATGGGCGACTACGACAATTCAACCTGTCTTTGCTTATTGATGATGAATTTATTGAAGCAGTTAAGGCTGATGGGGAATACAAGTTAGTCTTCCCTGTTAAACAATCTGAGATTGATCGTGGTCTTGTAAAAGGCACACTGATAGCTAAGAAGCGCTTTTGGGAGAAAGAGTATTGCAACAAACAAGACTACGTTGTAGATGAAGATGACAATCTACTGTGTAGTGTGTATCAAGTAATCAAGGCAAAAGATTTGTGGGATACAATTATGAAGTCTACATATGACTTCTCTGAACCCGGATTCCTTTTGATTGACCGTATTAATCAATACAATAACAACTGGTTTTGTGAAGAGATTCGTGCGACAAATCCTTGTGGGGAGCAGCCGCTACCTCCAGAGGGATCTTGCCTCCTTGGTAGTATTAACGTAGCAAAGTTTGTGTCTGATCCATTTACGGCACAAGCTAAGTTTGATTGGGAAAAGTACACTGATGTTGTACGTGTCTTTACTCGAATGCTTGACAACGTAGTTGATATGAATGGCCTTCCTTTGAGTGGACAGCAGCACGAGATTACATACAAGCGTCGTCACGGTATGGGTATTCTAGGTGTAGGTAGTGCGCTATCTCTCCTTGGGGATACATATGGCTCCCCATCTTCTGTTAAGTTCACAGAAGAACTTATGAAGGTAATGGCTGTAGAAGGTTTTATTGAAGGTGTTGAGCTAGCTAAAGAGAAAGGTTGTGCTCCTATTTTCAATGACTCTACTGGCGGTGTGAGTAATAAGGAGTTGTGGGTTGGTGGTGAATATATGGCTAAGATTTGGGAAGCGGAGCCAGACCTTAAAGACTTTGCTTTGCAATACGGTTGCCGATTCACGCACCACACAAGTATCGCACCTACTGGTACTATCAGTCTGTCTTTGAACAACAATGCGAGTAACGGTATTGAGCCTTCGTTCTCTCACAAGTACACGCGAAATGTAATTGTTGCCGGTAAGAACTCTAAGCAAGCTGTTGATGTGTATAGCTATGAGATGCTGTTTCACAAGGAAGTTACAGGGGAGGATGTTGTACCAGAAACATTTAGTACTGCTGACAATGTGACTACATATGCACACGTCGATATTCAAGCAGCAGCACAGAAGTGGTGTGATAGTAGTATCTCGAAGACTATCAACGTACCGTCTGACATTCCCTTCGAGGAATTCAAAGACATCTATATGTACGCATATGATAATGGTTTGAAAGGTTGCACTACATTCCGTATGAATCCTGCTGCTTTCCAAGGTGTACTGGTTAACGAATCAGACCTTGTAAAGACAGAGTATGTATTTGTTATGGATGACGGCTCTGAGGTTGCTGCAAAGGGTAATGAACTTATTCATTATGACGGTGAAGAACACTCTGCTGCTAACTTGTACGATAGCATCAAAGAAGGTTACTACGGTAAGTTCTAAATATTACGGGGCAGAAATGCCCCTTCATTTAAGGGAGTTTTATGCTGACGTTTGAAAAGAAGATTGTTGCTGTACGGTTGGGTGACAAAGAGGATAAAAAGAGTTTTGATAAGGTGTTGGTTACAGACGTTCAACTTCCTGTAGATGCTAAGGCTCGTGTAAAAACACTAAAGGCTGAAGGTAAGAAGTGGTATATGACTGTAGCCTACCACCCAGAATCTGAACTTCCTTTTGCTTTGTTCTGCCACACTAATAGTAAAGAAAAGAGTACACAGACAAGTGACGCTGTTGAGCGACTGTTGAAGCTAGCTCGTACATCGGGTATTTTGGAAGAACATATTCAAAGTCTTGAAACGAAGATGAATCAAGACAATAATGTATCTAAGCTAACTCGTGTAATTAGCTTGCTGTTGCGACATCGAGTTAACATTAAGAACATTGTTTTTGCTCTTGATCAAATGGAAGACATCTTTGTAGGTTCGTTCCTGTTCCAACTAAAGAAGTTCCTCAGTCAATACGTAATGGATGGTGAGAAAGTAGAGGGGGGTAAGTGTGGTGATTGTGGCAGTACGCACTTGCAGTTCTCAGAGGGTTGTGTAGTGTGTATGGACTGTGGTAGCAGTCGTTGCGGCTAAACTAAACAAAAGGCTAGCCTTCGGGTTGGCCTTTTTCTTTTTGTAGATTAGGAGGAATAGTTTGTTGACGCCATGTCAAAGGAAGTGTAAAGTTGTCTCTGGAGTGTGTACAGGATGTTCCAGAACACTAGATGAAATTAAAGGGTGGAGAGATATGCCGAACGATGATAGAATGAAGCTCATGAAAGAGCTTAAATGGAGAGGTGCTACACACGCTTGTCCTAATTGTAGTGGCCCGGCGATATGTGCTATGGAAGAAGGGAAGAGTGGATCTTTGTGCTGGTGTATGAGTGAATTGCCGGGAGAGAATGTAATGACTAAATATGATACATGTTTGTGTAAGAGTTGCCTGATTGGTGAAGAAAGTGTATGATCTTTCAAACTTCATCTCATTCAACGGCAACATCCGCAATGGTGAGCAAGTTGTACTTGTGTGGAGTAAGAAAACAGGGTACTACTTCAGCCAGTTCGGTTTTGTTGTTTTGAGTGGAGGTGTTATTTTAATTGCACAGGAGAAGTAATGAATATCTGGCTTAGCTTGGATAAATTTGAGAATCAAAACGTAGATAGCCTGCGCTCTAAAATCAAGGCTCTTGAAAACTTAAATGAAAAGGAGTATTCATACTATTTCAAAGTGTTCCCAACATCCATAGGAACCAAAGTTATCTTTGTTTGTGAAGAACTGTCTATTGAGAAAGACATCACTAATTACAACAATTGGTAAATTGCAGACACAAAAATACCCCGCCTCTTTTCACGGAGAGCGGGGCTTTCTTCTGTAAGAGGAATGTGTTTACACATCCTAGTCGTCATCTGACGTTATTGTTCTAATTCTTTATTATTCTTGTGAAGCCACTTGCGGAGCCGTAGGCAATCCATTAGCAACAGCAGAGTTATTATTCACAATCCGAGTATTCTCCTTCGCTCTTGCCTCTAGCCCAATCATCCTGTTCTCAAGGACACTGATCCTACCATTCACACTTACTTGATAGGAGTCTGAAGATTCTGTAACTCTGTTAACTCTATTCTCAAGGTATAATATATTCTTCATATTTACATCCAGAACATCTTCCTTCACGTTCTGTATCTTCACATGAATAGCGTTATACCCAGCCTCATCATATCGATCAGCAAGCAACGTAGTGATGAGAACAAGAGCGAGAGCTAAGAACGTTAAGTCCACTATAGCCCTTAGCAAATTCATATCACTTCCTTTCTTGGAACCTGCTGGTACTTATGATTAGGTCGATGCGGGCTAAAATGTCAGCATTCCCTGCTTCAATCCTTGTCATAAGACGCTGTTCCACATCCTTCAGTTCGTTTTTAGATACTTTTTCTTGATAGAGAATTTGAACTTTCTCTTCCAGCTTATCTACCTTACTCTTTTGGTCTTGGTAGCCAATAACCAAAAGAGTAATGATTGCACCACAAGCCCAAAGACCAAACTTCTCCCAATAATTGTTAATTCTGGCATCAACTACTGAATCACTTGGAGTTGTCATACAGCTTCTCCATTGAACGTTTGTGTTTAATCTGCTTGTCCAGCAACAATTGCCACTGAGCAATACAGCTTGTGTTCTTCACATACCCTTTAGCAAGACTGCTAACAGTAGTCCCAGCACCATAAGCCACGCAAGGTGCGATAAGCAAGCTGTCAGGAGTCATTACAAGCAATTCCTTTGGCGTGTACACAGGATTCTGCGAGCAGCCTACGGAGACTAATAGGAAGACTCCCATCAAGAGGAACATACTTAATTGCATTCTTTTCTTCCTTCGTGAAGGCATCCTGTTTAACGGCTTCAACAACTACAGCAAGCTCATCAATCTTATTCAACACATCTTCTTTTGAAGCAATAATATCTTTGATACCGTAGGTGTATTCAGAGGTAATCGTATCAGCTAATTCCCTTGCTTTTTCAGCCTTTAAAAGAGCGCTAGACAAAAGCTTAGCGTTAGCCTCACTTACATCCAAACGATCTTCTACAAGCTGTTTTTCCGCATAGAAGTGGTAACTTGCATAGCCAAATAGGCCACTGAGAGAGATGAAGAATAGGAGAGCTAAGATTAGTGGTTTATTAAACATTAATCCACACCTTCATCGTCTGCCACAGCGTCGTCAACACTCTCGTCAACAAAACGCCCAAGCAAACCAACCACACCAAAGGTAATAGCAAGACAAAGAAGAAGAGGGAACGCAAGCTCACTAGAGATAACTCCCAACACCGATAATCCACTGATGCTTAATGCGGTAAGAAAATTAGCAGCCATAGACAAGAATGAATATGACTTAATTACTTTCTTTTTGTCTTTTAGAAACTTCATTATCGTATTCTCTTTTGAAGTCTTCGTAGGCTTTCTGTTTATCGTAAGACAGTTCACCCATACAGAAAGGCATTGTATTATTGCGTCTTGTGACTAATCCACGGAGAGTAACAAGCTGACCTTTAACACGTCCCTTCACCCACTTAGTAAGCTCTCTACAAGCACCAATATGATCTTTAGTATTCAGCTTGCGTATGAGTGTACTACTCTTTACGGCAGTGATACCAAGATTGAAAGTGAAATCTGTAAGAGCTTCCTTCTGCCATTCAGAGGCGTAGCCTACTCTAACAACACTATTAAGCTGAGCTTGGTGTTTCTTCCAGTCTTCAGCAAACATCTTCATGCACTCATCAACTGAGAACTTCTGACCAAGCTTTAGAGACTTATCCATCCTACCAATACAAACCGTAGGGAGGGAGACAGGGTCTAGATAGACGTGTTGTACTAATCCTTCACTGGGGTAAGTTAGGTCATAGGCAACAAAAGCTGCTGGGGCACTAAGCCCCAGAGCAATAAATGCAGCTATTAGTTTTTGTTTTATGTTTTTGTTCACGACACTGAGATACCCTTAATACACCCAGTACGCGTAGGATTGTCATACGATGTTGTACACACCTACAGCTTGCACCCGAAACGTGTTGTCAACAGTGACGTTTGTCATGGGTATGGTTGCGGAGAAACTATTGACTGCGTGAGTGCAGCCAACAATACTTATATTTACCCTTCCGTCTCCAGTGATGAATGTAAAGTGTTGTGCTGGCTCCGCGATGACATTGGTGAGGATGGCTGTTGAGCGTGTGCCAGACCCTGTCCCAGTTCGCCCCTCGAATACTCTGTTATAGCGAGCCAGTCCCCGCACTTGCAGGTTCGACAAGTTGCAGCGCCAAGTGTTGTTGGCACTAGCCGATGCAGCAGCGCAGGTGAATAAAGCCGGCATTACCGGGGTTACAGAGTTGATAACGATGGTTACGTTGTCGATCTGCAGTCCTGTAGTTGTACTGCCTGTTTCGTCTGGTGTGGTATATCTAGCAATGCCGTTGGCCAGATACGAGTCATAATGAGCCTCTAAGTTCAGGATCTTTCCACCGCCAACCTGAAAGTCAATGTCGTCACTGCGACTAATGCCGGTAGTGCTTGTATTGGCCTCAGCGGTACGTATGATTTTAAGTCCATCGATAACGCCCCACTGCATCTGAGACTTAACAGATCGGTTGCGGGAGTTACGGATAACCCCGCCACGAATAACAAAGCTGGACTCTTGGGGGGTTGTGATGAAGTCTTGATAACGGCTGAATACGCGGATGCCGTCTTGATCGTAGTCAACGGCAGGATCTTCCGAGTACACTCGGTCAATAAAGCAGTCTTGTATAACAATCTGATAGGGAGAAGTCATCAGTGTGTTATCCCGCGCTACAGTAATGCCTGAGACACCTTGGACGCTAATAATGTCAGCCCCTGCCGCCATAGCATTATTAACTGCATGACACCTATTCAGGACAACTTGATTCCACCCACCAACTAAGAGCATCCCATCACCGTTAGCGAACGCTGTGGTGGCTCTGTAGATGTTAGATACACGGACATCCTCAAGCAGTACAGATGGGAAGTCTCTAGGCTGCGTCCCTGCCCCGGAGTTAGTCATGTAAAAACCAACGTTGGCTAGCTGATTAGCATCGATGTTTAAGATGCCTTGTACCTGGTGGCCCTTACTCACACCATCCACATCAATACGCAAGACGTGTGCGACGTGGGCTGCTGGGTCCATAAAAATGGTGGCGCCATTAGACTTCCAGCACAGCGACAGTGGGGATGCCGTGATTGCTGATGTGACGCGATACGTTAAGCTAGAGTCTCCCCAATATACAGGTCGACCATCGCTGACAGATGAAAGGACTGCCGCAGTGTCATCAACTACGCCATCACCGATAGCTCCGAAGTCAGACGGGCGAATGTATTCCGACACAACACTTTCCAGCGCGGCAATAGCGGCAGCATCAGCAACCAAGGCCTCCGAAACAGTGCCGGCCGCGTGACCAACAAGCGCAGAGCCAGTAGTATCAGCCAAATCCTGGCGCAAAGCGTCCGTATAAGCTTGAGAACTCCCTTCAACAATATCCAACCCCGCTTGTGTGGCAAAGAATTCAATATCCTCAAAAGCAGCAGTGCCTAAGGATGCAACTGTCACTTCCACACCATCAAGTCTTGCATCCAACTCGGCAGGTGTGTCAATCTGTACGGCGGAACTCCCGTTAAACTGATAAGTAACACCTGTAGAACGAACTGCAAATTGAAACCACTTAGGTGTTGGTGTAGAGAACCATGTAGTCCCAACAGCAAAGTAAAGGCGGTTGTCAGTAGTGAGGAAATATGCCTGACCATTAACAGCGGCAGGAAGACTTGCAACCACACCGTCAACGTTCCTATCGAACATAAAGGAGAACTTTAATTGGTTCTGGTCAATACCAGTGTTCCAGTTACTTTCCCCGAAGTCCCACCCGTAGGCTCCTTCGAGCCAAGGGGATAATTGTTGTGGCATTTAATACTCCTTATGCGTCAGGGGGTACCGGACGAAAATCTTTCTTTGGGAAATCTTTATGTTCAGGCCAAGCCCTTAGGGCTTTACGATAATCTCTCCACTGAGCAACAGTACCAACAGCCTTATTATCATAATCTTGGACCTTATTAAGCCCTATATCAGACCTTAATAACTCACTGTCTCTCCACTCTCTCCCATATTGATCAGGTAAGTCTTGGTCTGTTACAGTGACAATACCCTCTGTAATGTGAACATCCTTACCTGTAGACCGAGCTTGAAGAATAGTTGTGTATTCCTCATGCGTTATCTTATGACAACGATCTGGTATATGACTGTGAATACCTGAAACAAATAACCCCTTTTCTTCATTACTCCACCAGTAAGATAACACCTTAAAATCCCATAGCAATATAAGTAATTGTGTTTACACCAGCACCTTCATGGTATACATCAGCACCACTTAGGGTCTTGTTTATGAAGGTAACTACTCCTGTTCCTGGGTTTGAGTTTGAGTCATCCGTCCCTTGAACTGTGAAAACACCATTTGGAAAGGAAATAGGAAAGGAAAAAGAGGTTCCACTATTCAGTGTGAGCGCACCCCATTGGATAATGAGACCACCCGGAAGTTTTTGAAACCCGCCCGCTACTAAGCTTTGGTTAGCTCCCTTAAAAGCCTCTGACAACCTTAGTGGTGTAATTAATGTAGTATTACTTGTCCAAGCTTGAGCCTGTGCAGTAGAGGCTACTGTAGTTTTAGCATCAACTTCAGTTTTAGTGTAAGTTTGTGCTTGAGAATATACACTAAGATTTGCCCGTGCTGTTGCTGTGTTAGCAAGATCAGCAAGATTACTCGCCTTAGCGAGATACAATCCATCTGTTTGAGTCTTGGTATAAAAGTCACCAGCAGAAGCAAAAGCAATTTCCCAATACACTTCACCAACATCTGCATCAGGGTCTTGGTTGATACTGGTTTGCTTGGATCGGTAAATAGTGCCAGTTACACCTTGAGCATAACTCTTAGTACCTTGGTATTCTGTAGCAGCATCCCACTCAGCAACGCCACGTTGGTTGATGTGTGCAATAGCTTCGTCTTGACGATTACCAAGGTAGTTGAACCACTGTCTTGGAGGTATCTCGGTCTGCCAGCCTGTGGCATACTTAGTGTCACCGGGATTTAGAATGTCTCCACCACTTGCCCATGTCAGGGAGAGGTTGGAGGGCTTCAGAATTTCAGCCATGATGTTTCCTCAGAAGAATTAAATATTTGTTTTAGAACAAGGTGCCAAAAACGCCACCGCCACCAAGAAGCTCAAAGTCAGAGTCACCATACCCAAGCCCATAACCAAGTCCATAACCATATGTTCCAGTCAAGTCACCAAAGCCTTTAGCCCCTGGGGCACCTTGGAAGCCAAAGTAATTGTCATCCAAGAAGTAACCAAAGTTAATCCTTACGCCAACTGTTTTAGGGATAAGCCTTGAAGGAAACCCTTGGGAATTGCTTACATAGTTGAGAAGCACTTGTTCAAAAGCACTAAGTTCTCTACCAAACAAGATGGTGTATTCAGCATTACCTTCAGCCAGGATTACAGTGGTTGCTGTACCGAACAGGAAGTTGATAAAGGTGATAAACTCTTCTGGTGTAGAAGCTGTTGTGTTCTTTAGGATTTTAGCCTTGATGAAGATTCTGTATGTTTCATCATCAAGTAGTACGTTGCCCCCCAACGGGGAACCAAAGTCGTAGAACTTACTGCCGATTGAGGGATTACCAAAGTCTCCAAAAGTATCTGCTTTTAGTGCTCCAGCAAAGCCAAAGAAGTTGAATAAGTCGGCAGAGATAAGCTCTCTTGGTTGACCTACAATCTCTCCGATAATATCTAAGGTTGCACCAGTGGCCTCATCAATACTTCGTTTCTGGATAAGGTCTTTGAATACTTGTTCAAGCTCTGTTTGCTGTTTAATCAGGAGTTGTAGATAAAGATCAAAAACAGCTTTCCCTTTGAATTGCTCGCAAGTTCTTGCACGAGCTTCTGTAAGGTGGTCAATCGAGATGACGGGAACCAGTGCCATACACCCTCCTTACAGGACTGTTACTGAGAGGTTGATAGCTTCAAACGAACTAATTTCATTGAAGGCAACGGGAATATTAGCTACACCAACTGGTGCTGGAGAAGTACCAATAAACAAACTATCAATCTGGAAACCTTCAACAGAGTTGATTGGCGTATAAAGGCGAGAGTAAATTACATCATCACCAACACCAAAGTTATCCTTAGCGTACGCAATCACAGCATCTTTGATAAGATCAACACCATTGCCGGGGAATACAAAGTTGCTTTCAGCGGCAGTATCAATAGTCAGCTCAACATATACAGTGACAGGGTTTGGTCTTTCCAATCCGATATCGTGCGGGAAGCCTTGACTGTCTGTGATGGAAATAACTGTATTCCCTTGACTACTAATGCCCATCGGTTTGTTCAACCAAATAGCTTCAGCAATTAACTGAG